GAGAATTTATTTCTTTGGTAGCATGAAGACATTCCAAGAATTTATGGTAGAGTGTTGCTCTATTCAAGAAACTTCTCTGAATAGAGTTCGCTCAAAATCAGAAAAAGGTGGTATGGCAATTATGTCTGCCCAAAGAGGTGATAAATCAAAAAAAGAAAATAAAGCACGTTCAAAACAATTAGAAAAAGATATTAAAGGTGCTGGTCTTCCAGGACCAACTAAAGTTGCTGGTAGATATACAGAAAACCCAGGAACTCCCCAAGAAAAAAAGGTGGGAGAAAAATCTCACGTTATTACTCCAGGTAAAAAGGGGAAAAAAGTTTTTAAAAAAATACTCAAAAAACTTGGCAAAAAATATGATCAAGATTCTGTTTTGATTCAACGCAAACCTGGTGGAAGCGCAACATTAACTGGAACATCTAAAACCTCTTGGCCTGGAGAGGGTAAAAATGTTAAAATTGGTAAAATGAAACCAGGAAGAACTGGAGAATTTGACACTAAAGTGAAAAACAAAACATTTACAGTTGAACATTGATTATGAAAAAGTTTCCATTTGATCACGTTGTGAAGTATGATACCCAAGAAGTTTGGGTAAAGTGTGATAGTAGCATTACCGCTATGGGACTTCCTACACTCGTAAATCAGTATTATCCTGGATATAAAGCAAAAGTAGCAACAGAAGAGTATCTGAAGCAGTTGCGGAACCAGTTGGTAAACTGACCATAGGGGTCCCAGGAGGACCCCTTTTTGGTTTATAATGACTATGTTGAAACAAAGCAAACGAATGGCACTCTCCTCTGACTACATCCGCACTTCTCTTCAGAACCTTTACGGCAACACCGTTACTGGTGCTGATATCCGTGCCTGGTGTAATCTGAACGATGCTAACTATCAAACCATCACCAAGAAACTTGATCAATTTAAAGTTGGTCGCGGTAAATGGAATCTTGAAGTGACTCAACAAAAAGTAGAAGAAATCGAACGCACTTTTCAAGCACCTTCCGTGGTTCCCCCTATCGAACAAAATCTTATTCCCGAAAAAGATGATACCTTCGTCCGCTTTGGTAACTTTGCTGATGTTAAAAAAATTATTCAGTCCCGTCTTTTTTATCCTACGTTCATTACGGGTCTTTCGGGTAACGGTAAAACGTTCTCTGTGGAGCAAGCGTGTGCTCAACTTAAGCGTGAACTGATTCGTGTCAATATTACTATTGAGACTGATGAAGACGACCTTATCGGGGGTTTCCGCCTTGTTGATGGCAACACTGCTTGGCATAATGGTCCTGTGATTGAAGCACTTGAGCGTGGTGCTATCCTGTTGCTGGATGAGATTGACCTTGCTTCTAACAAGATCCTGTGTCTCCAATCCATCCTTGAAGGAAAGGGTGTCTTCCTGAAAAAGATTGGTCGCTGGGTCAAACCTGCTGCTGGATTCAACGTGATTGCCACCGCTAACACCAAAGGTAAGGGTTCCGATGATGGGCGGTTCATCGGCACCAACGTGCTCAATGAGGCGTTCCTAGAGCGTTTTCCTGTGACATTTGAGCAGTCGTATCCCGCCCCTGCAACAGAGCAGAAGATCCTGGAAGGCATCGCTCTGGACCTGGGTGTGGAAGACCGTGACTTCTGCAAGCGCCTGGTGGACTGGGCAGACATCATCCGTAAGACCTTCTACGATGGTGGTATTGAGGAAATCATCAGCACCCGCCGTCTGGTTCATATCATTCGTGCCTACAGCATCTTCCAAGACAAAGCAAAGGCAATTCAAGTGTGTGTAAATCGTTTTGATGACGAAACCAAGCAAGCCTTCCTGGAACTGTATGACAAAGTTGATGCAGATTTTCAAATGCCCACCGAGCAAGTGGATTACAACCCCAACATTGACCAACCCACTCCTTTCTGATAGAATATGGGAAGGTAAAAAGTGCCTTCCCTCTTTTTATGATTGATTCAACTTTTACTATTGATATGACTGAAACAAAAAATCATCTTTGGAAATACAACGAAGATAAAATTCTGAAAGATGTTGAAGATTATGTGACCAGCACTTACGGAAGTCATTACTGTGGTCACGAACAAGATTATAAGGATGTTCAAACGATTGATCTAATGGCAGCAAAAGAACTTGCTGCTGGGTTCTGTCAAGCAAACATTATTAAGTATGGTAGTCGCTATGGTGACAAAGATGGTCGCAATAAGCGTGATTTGCTTAAAGTAATTCACTATGCTATGCTTCTGCTCCACTTTGATGGTCATTACACCCGCAAAGATAACGGTCTCTCTGAATTTCGCTGATTATTATGAAACTCTCCGACAAAACTCTGACTCTGCTAAAGAACTTTTCTTCTATCAATCAATCCATTCTATTCAAGGAAGGAAACAATCTTCGCACTATTTCTGTGATGAAGAATATTCTTGCGGAAGCAACAATTGAAGAAGAACTGCCTAAAGACTTTGGTATCTATGATCTGAACCAATTCCTGAACGGTCTCAATCTGCATCATAATGCAGAACTTGATTTTCAGAATGATGGTTATGTGGTTATCAAAGAGGGTAAGTCTCGTTCTAAGTATTTCTTTGCAGATCCAAATGTAATTGTTACTCCTCCTGAAAAGGATATTGTTCTGCCAAGTGAAGATGTTTGCTTCCTTCTTGATACCAAAGAACTAGATAAACTCCTTAAGGCTGCTGCTGTTTATCAACTTCCCGACTTGTCTGTGGTTGGTGAAGCAGGTGTAGTAAAATTGGTTGTTCGTGATAAGAAGAACGATACGTCCAATGACTTCTCTGTAGTTGTTGGTGAAACTGATGAAACTTTCTCCTTTAACTTTAAAGTGGAAAACATTAAGATCCTTCCAGGAAACTATGAAGTCGTCATCTCAAGTAAACTTCTGTCACGATTTAAGAATACTGGATTTGATGTGACTTATCATATTGCTCTGGAGCCTGATTCTACTTTTGGTTAATGAACATCTTTGTCACTTCACCTTGGCCTGCTGAGAGTGCCATTTGTCTTCCTGATAAACACGTCGTTAAGATGCCCTTAGAGTGCTGTCAGATGCTCTCTATCGTGGCATCTGAGAAGTGGGGTCATGGGTACGGCACTCTTCCTAAGGCAGATGGAACCCCCTACAAGACCGAGAAAGGAGCATTCCGCAATCATCCCTGCACCAAGTGGGCTATGGAAAGTATCCATAATGCCTACTGGTTAATCAAGTGGGGATTGAACTTGTCTGATGAATACTGCCTGCGGTATAATAAAACTCACTCCTGCTATAAGACCCTTGTGGATGCATACTATTTGTTTCCCAAAGGTAAGATTACAGAGGTTACTCCATTTGCTCGTGCGATGCCTGAGGAATGGAAGTTTGACGACACTATTGATACATTTGAAGCATACAAAAGATACATCGCATCCAAACCTTGGGTTGCTGATAACTATCTTCGTATGCCTGAAAGACGACCATCTTGGGTAAATTAAATTATGACTGAACTCACGCAAGAACAAATCAAAACTCTTGAAGATGCATTTAATTCTCTTCCAGAAAAACTGAGAACTGGAACATATAGAACGATGGAAGGGATTGAAGAACAACTTGCGAGTGGTGCTAAAATTATCTTTTATATTAGATGTGAAGATAAAGTTGATAAGGATGGTGAATATAAAGAATATGAAATGAAGAGTATGAAACTTGGTGAGATTTAATTATGAGCAGTGATTTCCTTTTCGTGGAACGATATCGTCCTCAAGTGATTGAGGATTGTATTCTTCCTGATGAAACTAAAAAAACATTTAAGGAGTTTGTTGAGAAGGGGGAGATTCCTAATCTCCTTCTTGCTGGACCTCCTGGTATTGGTAAGACAACAATCGCAAAAGCATTATGTAATGAACTGGGAGCAGATTATTATGTTATCAACGGATCCGACGAAGGACGTTTCTTGGATACTGTACGGAACCAAGCAAAGAACTTCGCTTCGACCGTCTCACTTACGGGATCTTCTAAACACAAGGTCATCATCATCGATGAGGCAGATAACACAGGCAACGACGTACAACTCCTACTACGGGCGAATATTGAGGCATTTTATAACAACTGCCGATTTATCTTCACCTGTAACTACAAAAACAAGATTATCGAACCTCTTCACTCCCGATGTGCAGTCATTGACTTCACCATCAAAGGGAAGCAAAGAGTTCAACTTGCAGGTAGTTTCTTTCAACGACTTCAATCAATCTTGGATGCAGAAAAGATTGAGTATGATCAAAAGGTTGTTGCGGAGTTGGTATCCAAGCACTTTCCTGATTTTCGACGAGTCCTCAACGAATGTCAAAGGTATTCTACAGGAGGAAAAATTGACTCAGGCATTCTTGCATCTTTCTCAGACATCTCTGTAAATGAACTTATCAAAAATCTCAAGGATAAAAACTTTCCTGAAGTCCGAAAGTGGGTGGTCTCCAACTTGGACAACGATGCTAGCAGTCTACTTCGCAGGGTTTATGACGCCTCTTATGATTGCCTTACACCCCAATCTATTCCTGCTGCCGTTCTTATTATTGCTAAGTATCAATACCAATGTGCGTTCGTGGCTGACCAAGAAGTAAATCTTCTTGCCGCTCTTACTGAAATTATGTGTGAGTGTGAATTCAAATGACTTCTCAAAAACAACTAAAAACTTGCTTAAGGTATCCTGGGGGTAAGTCCCGTGCTTGCATGAAAATGGATCCTTACTTTCCAGACCTTCGCAACTATGATGAGTTCCGAGAACCATTTCTTGGTGGTGGAAGTGTTGCGATTTATATCACAAAGAAGTATCCCAACCTAGATATTTGGGTAAATGATTTATACGAACCTCTTGTAAACTTCTGGCAACAACTCCAGATGTTTGGTACTGACCTTAAAGATAAACTTGTAGATCTTAAGACAACAAACAATACACCAGTCCTAGCAAAAGAACTTTTTCTTAAAGCAAAGGAGCAAGTTAATGACAAAGATTTGTCCAGTCTTGATCGTGCTGTGGCTTTCTATGTTGTCAATAAGTGCAGTTTCAGTGGTCTCACAGAAAGTTCATCATTTTCACAACAAGCATCGAATTCCAATTTTAGTTTGCGAGGGATCGAAAAACTGCCTGCGTATTCTTCGTTGATTGCAAATTGGCGAATAACTAATTACTCATACGATTATCTATTGGATGGAGACACTACTGCTTTTGTGTATCTCGATCCTCCTTATGACATTAAGGATAATCTCTATGGGAACAAGGGATCAATGCATAAAGGATTTGATCACGATAAGTTTGCTGCTGATTGCGATTTTCGTCATCCTATGCATCAACTAATTAGTTACAACTCAGATCAACTTGTAAAGGATCGATTTAAGAATTGGAGCGCCGCTGAGTTTGATTTGACTTATACGATGCGTTCTGTTGGTGAATATATGCGTGAGCAAAAACAACGTAAAGAACTGTTGCTATTTAATTATGGAATTGAAGGACTGGTTAAACTCGATTAATTTTACCAAAGAAGATCTATCAGAAGATATTAAAGAGTATCCTCCCTATATTATCAATAAATGTTTATCTGCTCATATTGATTGTATTCTTTTTGCAAATGAAATGAATATGCATCATCAACTTGACAAAGATATGCAATATTTGTTTTATCTAAATAGTCTAAGGAAAAAGAAGAGATTTTCTCCCTGGCTCCGTAAGGATAAAGTCAAAGATTTAGAATGCGTTAAG